ATCGTTTTAATCCGGATATTCTAGATCCGAATATATATAGAAATGTATGGAGATATAGGTATAGGAAAATGTGTAAATATATATAAAAATATAAAAAAGTATGTAACCTTTTTCAAATATGTAAGTCTAAATAATGTGGCGAAAATATATAGAAAATCTATATTTTTTCAAAATACTAAGCATATATATATAATTCATATATAATACTTAGATAAACAAAAGGAGAACTATGACAGATAATAACGAAAGTTATTCAAATCCGAGTCAATGGTCCAATTATATGGCCAGTGGCTCTGGAACTAGAACACCTGACTTCAATCCTTTCATATTAGATGATGATATGATGTGGGCTAAAAAGAAGAAAGGTGCAGGAAGAGCTTCTATCTATTTCACAGAAAAGGTACAGCAATTCATGAGAGCTAATCCTAATAAATGGATCTGCGTTTATGAAGAAAAAGGTCTTCCTATGGAATCTGCTAGAAAACTAGCAAATACTTTAAGATCATCTGCTGCTTATTTTGGGAGTAAAAACTCAAGATTTAAGTTTAAAGTTGTTACTAAAGGTATGGGCAATGTTTTACTAGCTGCAGGACTGTTTGATACCGATGACGAGTAATGACTTAACTCCAATAGGAGATTCGGCAAACATGTCATTAGAGGAATTGGCACAACATCAGCCAAAACCTGTATCAGATGAGGAAAGAAAAACATTAGTAGGTATGTCTAAGGCCGATTGGTATGAAATCGTTCAATGGCTACAACTAAGAATGTCTGATGCGACTAAATGGGATGAGGTTTATATTGATGTTTGGTATTCAGACCTTAAAAATTACACTAAAGCAGATGTTTTTAATGCTGTTCGTTCTTTATATGAGGACGGAAGGGTAAAAGCACCAGAAGGTTCATTGATTGTGGCAAGGCTTAAGGAACTAAATGTTCCAAAAGTGAACAGACCTGAACAATCACAACAACCTTTAGGAGACTTTAGTGGTGGTGCATGTAAATCAGATAATGTTGCTTGTAGCTTTTTAGATAAAAGGTGGGTTCCTGATGAGTATGGTAACCATTCATTCTATGAAGCTTGTATGACAGAAACCAAAAATGGTGATTTGTGCGAGGAACTTAGGAAATGTGTACCTAACGAAAGTGAATTAAGAATGAAACCAACTAAATCTACTAAAGGAGAGCTTTATCCTACATTAGTAAGAATGGGTTTAAGCGATTCTATGAAGAAAGCTGTATGGAAACGATATAAAAAGTATCCAGAAGGCAATTTAGAAGAAATGTTAAAAGTACACGGAAAGGCAGATTGGTATGAGTAACAATTGGTCTTGGGAGGATGACTTCCAAGAAGAGCTTGATAGCGGTGCAGATGAAGTAGAACATTTTGCAAATGCAAAACTTGTTGTACATGGACCCGTATTGGCAGGCCATATAGAGAAAATATACAACTCTTCATTTGGATTGGCTGAGTTTATTAAAGACAACCCTGATGAAGTTGCAGATTGGAATACAGAAGACATGGACCATGTTGAAATAATCAACGAAGGTTTTATGAATGCTTCTATACCAACTACATTTTTGTTTGGTCAATTTAGTGATGAAACAAATTTTGGTAAGTTAGTGATTTCTAATTTTATGACAGGAGATGTAGATGAAGATTTAAGATCTAATGTTAAAAAAGTTGGAACACACTTAGCTAGATTTTCACAATTGGTAGATAAAAGCAAAATAGATTTTTGTATTGTATCTTATCCTGTGGTCTTTGATGCAGATAAAGATTGGGGAGAAGGATATAGACCAGATAAAGTACATTTGTTAAGTATTATCTTTACGCCTGATGGATCTGTGGGGAGAGCTTTCTCTTCTAGAAGAGACTTAACTCAAGAAGAGATAGATTGTGACCACGAGCATAAGCCTGTGCAAATTCAATATGAATTACCAGGCAAAGACAAAATGGTTATTACTTACAGAGAATTAATGAAAATGTGGAGGAAACTTAATAGTGACAACGAAGCTATGTATTATACAAAATTAGTACAAGGATTTTTTGGTACACCAAGTTTCTACACCAAAGAGGTTATGCAAAATGATTTGAATCATCTTGTTGACGAAATGGGTAAAACCAAATCTTTGTTTGTAGGTAGTAGAAATATCTTTAATAAAGAAATACAAGAAGATATCATATCTGTCCCTAGTGATGGATTTGTAATTCTTGAAGATGATGTTAAAGATTTCTTTATCGACCAAATGAAAGTTATGCTTGAAGATGGTGAGATTGACGATGCCAACTTTGATAACATGACAAGGATTCTTAAAGGAATTGAGGAAGAGGAGTAATGAGAAAGTATACATTTTATTTTATAATCGCAATATTGCTTTATAAATTATTTGATTTGATTGTAAACTTATGAAAATCTACAAAGCTTCTATAGCTGTAGAAGCTGAAACTTTAGAAGATGCACAAGGAATGTTAGGGCAGATGATAATGGAAGTTCCAAATCAAATTGCTGATCATTTAATTCAAACAATGGAAGTGTTTGAATTTGTACAAAAACCTAGTGCTATCTTTGGAGATAGACATTTTGATTTGAATAGTAATGAAACAGTTTATGATGAAGAAATTGCAGAGTTCTATGGAGAAGAAGAATGAAAGAAGCTATGTTAAGAAAAGCTTTCAGGCATTTATCTATTGCAGCAAAAATAATTGTAGCTTGGGATTTAGATGGGAACTTTGTTTCCCATCTTATGTCTGAATTAAACAAAACGGAGGAAAAGTGAGTAGTAGAGTATCACAAGGAGTGATGAAACTTGTCGATGAACTTGCCGAATGGTTCGGTGAAGAAATGATGAGGCTAGAAGAAAGAGATGTTCCTAATCCTGCCGGAAGAGAGCAGAGATTAAGAGAGCATACAGTCATTGCAAAATCAAATATTGCAATGCTTTTAGATGATATAAGAAGAGAGAGACAGAGTGGAAAAAAAAGACATAGATAAACTGTATGAAGAAACAGGAATTTATGCGTGGCATACAAACGAATTAAAACAAGACTATGCAGATATGACTGTTGAGTTTGGTTTTCCACCTATGACTGATGTTGAAGATGCTATTAAGCAGATTAACGAAGCATTGGAGAAAAGTAGTTTGGATTATCAAATGACTACTTGGACTATGCCACACATAGATAACTATGACGACATAGAGGGTTAAGTTGAAATCTTGTAGTAAGGAAGTGTAGACTAAAATAGTCGGCTTCCTTGCTGACAAGCCCTCCCATCAACGCCTATCTCTTCGGAGATAGGTGTATATAATAGGAATATGGAAGAGCCGAAGTTCAGCAAGTTGCTTGAAGAAGAGAAGCAAAAGACAAAAATTATAAAATTACCTCCTTTGCACGAGAATCAACAAACAGTTTCAGATTCAGAAGCCCGTTGGAAAATTCTTTGTGCAGGTAGGCGTTTTGGGAAAACAAGGCTCGGGGTTCAACTCTGTATAGAAACAGCAATGAAGGGAAAACGAGCCTGGTGGGTGGCACCTACTTTTTCTATTGCTCGTGTTGGTTGGCGAGACATAATGGCAGCAGGGTATGATCTTGGCGAATCGATGGGTGTTGATGTCAAAATGGGAGATATGACAGTTACATTCCCTAATGGTGGATTTATTGCTGTAAAATCTGCCGATAATCCTCAAAGATTAAGAGGTGAAGGCCTTGATTTCCTTGTTATGGATGAGGCTGCCTTTATTAAAGAAGAAACATGGACAGAAGTTCTTCGTCCAACCCTTACAGAAAGAAAAGGATCTGCATTATTTATTTCTACACCTCGTGGTATGAACAATTGGTTCTATCGTTTATGGCAAGATGCAGACGAAAGAGAAGATTGGGACAAATTTAAGTTCTCAACTGTAGATAATCCAAGTATTGACCCCGCAGAATTAGAATCTGCAAAGCAAGAAATCGGTTCATTAACTTATGCTCAAGAATATGAAGCAGAATTCGTTAATGAAGGTACCCAAATGTTCAAATCAGATTGGTTTAATTACTATCAACCTGCTGTTCGTGGAGCAAAAATAGATGGATTTACTTATGAATTCGATAATATGCCAAAATATGCGACTGTGGACCTGGCGACATCAACAAAACAAACTGCTGACTACACAGTTATGACAGCTTTTGCTCATGATTCAAGTGAAAATAAATTATTCGTTATAGATATGCTTAGAAAAAGAATGGAAGCACCGGATATCATTCCTTCTATGAAAAAATTTTATAAAAAAAACAATCTCGATTGGATTGGGATAGAAAGAGCAGGGTTCCAATTATCAATAATTCAATTTGCAAAGAGAGAAGGCCTTGTTGTTAGAGAATTAAAAGCAGATAAGGATAAACGCTCCAGAGCGACACCTTTGTCTGCTAAAATGGAAAGTGGTCAAGTGTTTTTCCCTGATGACCCAATGTGTGATTGGGTACATGAAGCAGAAAGAGAACTTTTAACTTTTCCTTTGGGAGCACATGACGACATAGTTGATACCCTTGCTTATGGAGTATTAAACTTAAATAAAAGAATAGGTTGGAAAGCGTTTTAAATGGCAGAAAATAAGTCGGTATACAGACGAGCTGTTGAATATTTACAGAGACCGCCCCAAAGAGTAATACAAGGTAGAAAAAGTTTAACTTTTAACCAGACATCAGGATTAGACGGCACTGTATTTGGATACAACACAGGCTCAGGATTTGTTCCTGAGAAAATGCTCAAAGAAATCGGAGACGGAACAGGAAACTCCGCAGTAGTTTCTTGTTTAAATGTTCTAGCTACCTCATTCGCAGAACCAAAAATCAAAGTTTGCAAATATGTAAAAGGTGATGTTGAAATTTTAGAAAATCACCCTGTACAAGAATTAATGGCAAGGCCTAATCCATACACATCAGGTTCCTTACTTGCTCATTACATTATCACAGCACTAAATGCTGAAGGTGATGCTTATTTATTTAAGAACAGGTCCAAGAATGGAAGAGTAGTTGAACTTATTCCTCTTATTCCAATGTATGTGAAGCCAAGAGGAAATGAAAAACAACTCATTACTCATTATGAATATTATGTAAAAGACAGCAACAAGGTAGATGGCAACGAATTCAAAGTAATACCTGCATCAGAGGTAGTTCACATAAGACAAGGAGTAGATCCTAATAATCACAGAAAAGGTTTTGCCCCATTAAAAGCTGTACTTAGAGAGATTTTAGGAGACGAAGCTGCAGGACAATATGCTGCCGCACTATTGCACAATATGGCAGTTCCAGGAGTTATTCTTTCTCCTAAAGATGACAGTATGGGTGGACCAAGCCAAGAAGAAGCTGAAGCAATTGCTCAGATTTATAAACAAAAATTTGGCGGGTCTAATAGAGGAGCACCAATGATACTTTCAGGTTCTATGGATGTGAAAGTTGTATCTTGGTCTCCTGAACAATTAAACCTTAATCAACTTAGGAGATTGCCAGAGGAAAGAGTTTCTGCTGTATTAGGTGTTCCTGCTATATTGGCAGGTTTAGGTGCAGGTCTAGAAGCTGCTACTTATAACAATACAAGAGAATTAAGAGAATTTTTTACAGAGCAAAAGCTCATTCCTTTATGGCAAACAGTTGCTAACGAGATTACTCATCAATTACTGTTATCAGATTTTACAGCCGATAAAAATATTCACTGCAAATACGATCTAGACGAAGTTAGAGCTTTAGATGTAGATAAAGGTGAACAATATAAGCGTATGCAAACAGGAGTTTCAGGTGGCTGGATTACAGTTGCTGAAGCAAGAAAAGCTGTTGGATTAGAAGTAGGACCTGAACACGAAGTGTTCTTAAGGCCTTTGAACTTAGAACCAACAAAACCTAAAGAGTACATGAACTTTGTTGATGATAGTGAAGAGACTGAAGAAGTTGTAGAAGAACTTGTTGATGAACCTTTGCTTACATACAGCACAGATGAAACAGTAGAAGAAAAAGATACTCTTACTACTGAATCTTATAATGTTGAGGTTACAAGAGAGGGGAACATAAAGCCAACCCCAACTCGTCTTGATAGACAAAGTAACAAAAAAGAGGATACTTCCGTACACAAAGAGGAAATTGAACATCTCGAAGATTAAGATGTTAAAATAAATAGTACAGACAACTAAGTTGATATGCAATACTACAGCGTATTAATATAGTAAGAGGTAATACAAGGAAAAAGGTGTATGGATAATAAAGAGATAAAAAGTTTTGAGCTCAATATCAAAGAAGAGGGCGATGACAAAGGAGCAGTCGAAGCTGTATTTTCAGTTTTCGGAAATGTAGATAGCGACGGGGATGTAGTTGTTCCTGGAGCTGTAAAATCAGGTTTTAAAGATACGCAAGTACCAATGGTGTTTGCTCATAAATGGGATCAGCCAATAGGTAAAGGTTCTATCATACAAGATGATGAGAAAGCTGTTTTCAAAGGTTCTTTCTTTATGGAGACAGAAGCAGGAAAAGAAGCATATAACTTAGTTAAATCAATGGGAGACTTACAACAATGGTCTTTTGGTTTTAGAGTTGATGATTCAGAAGTTGCACCTTTCAAGAAATCAGATGAGCCAGGCGACGAATATGATGTTCGCTACTTAAAAGAATTAACAGTTTACGAAGTATCCCCTGTGCTAGTTGGTGCAAACCAAGAAACATACACACTAGCTATCAAATCAGGCGAAGATACTATTTATGAGAAAACAGAAGAAAAGAAGTATGGCTCTTGTAATCATGAAGAAGATGGTTCATGTTATAAAGAAAGCAAAAAAGATTTAAAATCAGACCCTGAAGATGAAGAATGCTGCGGTGGAGATAGCTGTGGCGAAAAAGGATCTGATGAAGAGGTTTCCAATGAAAACGAATCCAGCGTGTCAGGAAGGCGTTTTTCGGAAGAAGTCAAAGATGTACTTGTTGCATTAGATGACTTAGTTGAAAGAGCAAAGGCTATAGGGTCTTTGCGTTCACAGGATGGTAGGAAATTGTCGGAGAAAGCTACGGAAGCTTTAAGAGCAGTTCAAGAAGACTTGAATGAGGCTTGGAACGAAATTGACGAAGTCATTGTCGAAGTTGGAACAATAACTGAGGCAGAAGAAGAAACTCCTGATACCGAAGAAGAAGTAGAAGTTGCAGAAACAGAAGAAGAAGTTGAAGCTCCTGAAGAAGTCGTTGAAGAAAGTACTGAGGTGGAAACACCTGAGGTTTCTGAAGACGAAGTCGTCGTGGAAGAAGAAGCTCCTTCTGAAGAAGAAGTAACAGAAGTTGAAACAGAAGTAGTAGAAGAAGAATCTTCTGAAGAAGAAGTTGTTGAAGACGAAGAGAATGATGAAATTGATGAAGTTATACTCGAGGCTCAACACATAGTCACTGAATCTCTTATAGCTGAAACCGAATTAGACGAAATATAAGCTACAGGTTTAGAAATTCTAAACCAGAAATAGGAGACAAATTAAAATGTCATCAGACATCAAAGACCTCCGTGAAAAGTTAGCTTCTAAAAGAGTTGAATTAAAAGAACTCTTTGAGTCAGTTGAAGACGGTAAATATACTGCTGAACAAAAGCAGGCTATTGCTGACAGAAACGAAGAACTCGCTGGATTAGTAGAGGAAGTACATTTAGCTTCCGCTAAAGCTAAGAATGAAAAAGCTATTGAAGCAGATTCAGCACCAGCAGAAGCATCTTTCCAATCGGAGAAAGTTCAACCACAATCAATTGGTGAGCAATTTGTTAACACAGACGCTTATAAGAACTATAAAAATAGTGGAGTTAAAGGCATTGACGGTAAAGTAAACTTTAGCCCGAATGAATTTAAAACTTCATTAACAACCACAGGTTATCCACCTGAGGTTTTGAGAGAGCCTGGCATATTAGAAACAGCTCTTAGAGATCCAAATGCAGTTATTGGACTATTCGACCAAATCGAATCAGACCAAAACGCTTATGCTTATCTCGAAGAAACAACCTTCACAAATAACGCAGCTGAAGCTGCTGAAGGTGCTGCTGTAGGCGAAGCTGCTCTTGCATTCACAGAAAGAACAGAAGCAATCAGAAAGATTGGTGTATTTTTACCAGTCACAGACGAATTGCTTGCTGATGTATCTGGTGTTCAAGGGTATGTTAACTCAAGACTTCAAACAATGCTTAAACTAAGATTAGATGGGCAATTAATTTCCGGTGACGGAACTGCTCCTAACTTAGAAGGTTTATTGGATGCTGGTAAGAGCTCAGTAGGTTCTTCAGACTTCAACAGTTACTCTGGTAACTTAGGAAGAATTGGAGCTATCTATAACGCAATTACTGACATCAGGGTAAACGCATTCACAGAGCCTGATACTATTGTTATGCACCCTAACGACTGGAATCAAGTCGTTACATCTGTAGGCGCAGACTTTGCTGGAACTTCTTCAGCAGGTTATGCAGAAAAGTCACCACTTTTCGTAGCCGCAGGCGGAATGGGCGCAGGACCAATGGCTCAAATCTGGGGTCTAAAAGTAGTTCCAACCACTGCAATCTCAAATAACACAGCGTTAGTTGGTAGATTCGGTGGTGGCGAATGTGCTCATGTTGTAATGAGACAAGGTATTGATCTTGCAATCACAGATAGTCATAGCGACTACTTTGTAAAGAATCAACTTGCTATCAGAGCAACAATGAGAGTTGGTTTCCCTGTTTATAGACAAGCAGGATTCCACAAAATAACAAATATGTAATCCATATATTGTTTGTATTTTTTGTGAGGGGTAGTAAACCTGCCCCTTACAAATTTAAGTAGTATAATTAGAATTAATTAAAGATTAAGAGGAAAAAATTTCATGGCAGAATTTACAAAAGTAGAAAAATCTATTTGGAAGTTAGCTGACGGTAAGATCTGGGAAGGTCCTATGTCAGAATTACCAAAGAGTAATGCTATTAACATTGCAAAAGCTGGAAAAGAATACCCTACAGCCTGGTTAAAAGAACAAGGTTGGGGAAAGAAAGCTCCTGCAAAGAAAAAAGCAGCTACAAAAAAAGCACCAGAAACTAAAGCAAAAAAACCAGCTGAAGATAAGTAGGTCCTAAATGGCACTCGCTACTTATAGTGATGTAGAAAGCGTGCTTGGTGTTGATCTAAGCACAACAGACCAAACAACTTGTACGAATTTATTAATTCCTACAGTCGAAGATGCTGTTGCTAACTATATTGGCTATAACCCTAATTATTCAGCATCTATAACAGAAAAGTTTGACGGAGATAAGACTGAAGATATTTTCTTGAGGCGTTCTCCTATTATTTCAATCACTTCAGTTACTGAAGATGGTAATGCTCTAACCGAAGGCAATAGTAACGATTATGTTTCTTATGCTAGTCTTGGACGACTCCGTAAAGTAGGTAGAGAAAAATGGTCTGCAGCTAAATTACAAAACATTACAGTTGTTTATAAAGCAGGATATTCAGACAGTGAAGGAACAGCAGAGGATGTTCCTAAAGATATGAAATATGTTGTAGCTAGAGCTGCAGGAAGACTTATGACTGCAGCATTATCATTAGGTTCACAACAAAGCACAGGTTCTGTAGGAACACATAGTGCAGATAGTACTAATGACTCACAATTTCAAATGGTTAAAAATGAATCTATCGGAGATTACCAAGTTTCTTATGAATCAGTACTAGAACAATTAAATGCTGATGTTTTGATACCTTCAGACCTTAAAATATTAAGTAAATACAAGAGACAATACTTCACTTCAGCAGGTATACTAGATTAATATGACAGAATTTAATTTCCCAGAGGGTACAAAAAGAGAAGATGCAGTTAACGAACTTATCGATGACGAGCAATTTAAAGAGATGGTTCTTAAACAATTCAACTATATGAGAATTAAGAAAATCAATCTTGTTCAGGATGCTGATGATATGGTTAATCTTTATCTTAAAATTTGTAAAGCCTTTGAAGAAGGTTCAGAAGACTAAAAAATGGCTCTTTATGAGTACAAATGTTCTAAACCTAAATGCGAACATTTGTTCGAAGTAAGACATTCAATACACGAAGACCCAATAATTAAGTGTGAAAAATGTGGTGCAAAATCACAAAGACAGATATCTTCTAGAATTTATATGTTTGGAACAGTAGGAGTTGATTGGAATACAGATCCATCCAAAGTTTCAGATTCTATGAAGGCTAAAGCTAAGAAAGCATCCAAGAAAAAAGTTCAGTTTTAATTTTCGTATTCTTCTAAAGATTTAAGTAACTTATCAGACAAAACAACTTCAGGTTCTGCAACCCAAAGTGGCTCTTTTCTTTTTTGTTTTCCGTATGATCTAATTTCCATCCAATAAGAAAATCTATCTTTCAAGTGTTCAATTATTTTCATATCTACCATCAAATACAAATGTTCCATACTTAAGAGAATTTGAAATACATATTCCAACAAATTCTGCACAAGCAGGTACAACTGCGTTTCCTAATGCTTTTATTTTATTTACCCTGTCAGGTTCATCTTCTATTGTTCTAGGTTCTGTTTCCCACGGTTCTATTACATAATCATCTTTATAAACATAAGGATTTTCTGCAAGATTACCTTTAGGATTTATTCCTTCTGCAATTCTTTTTGTACTAGGCCTGCTACTTGTTACAAGAGGTGTCTGCCAATTTTGTCTTTGCCATTCAAAACTTTCTACTGTTGTCATTTCTTTATCAAACTTTAATTCTTTTAAAAAAGGTTTTATAGCTTCCCAATCTTCTATGGTCGGATAAGAGAAACCACCTTTGTCATATCTAAACCAATGCTCAATAGTTGTTTTCTTAACATCTATATTTTCTGATAATTCTTTAACTGATGTTTGGGACCTAAGATAATCTACAAATTTCTTTTGTGTTGGTAGGTCAGGTCTTTTTAATATTTCGTGGTCTTTATAAATTTCAAATAGTTCAGGATTTTTATGTATTTCATCAATAGCAATTTGGTCTGCCAAAGTTATTTGTACAGGTTGACCTGAAGCTCTTTTTGTTTTTCCTTGAAGTAATTTAGTTGCATACTTCAGAGCATCTTCTCCTGCTTTACCATCCATAGTTGTAGGTGTTCTCCATTTTTGTGATAAATGAACTCTATCTTGTAAATTCAGACTGTGAGAATTTTTTCCATCTTTACTTAGTCTCCTACCTTTTTCATTAAGTTCCATATTTTCGTGAAGAACTTCTTGTGTTGTAGGAGTAGGCCAATGTAAAACATCAGCATTGTATGTCCAATAGTTAGGTAAACCTAATTTTCCTGCCAACCCGACGGGAACCCCATAAGTAGGGACACCCACTTGCTGTTCAATCTTTTCCCAATAAGTTTGGGGTTTCTCTCCCCCATGTCCATTTCTAGAGTCGACCCGTGCTTTCCTGCTTTCACTGACGGAGCTTGTTTGTTCACTGGTTTCGAGGCTTGACTCGCTCTCGGAGTCGACCATAGTTTCGGATTCTCTCTCAAGTTCCCGGTACTTTTCCTCTTGCTCTTTTTGGATTTGTCCCCACGGTAAAGAGCGTTCTCCAAAGCTTCCCCTGTTCTCGGATTCAAGTGATCTAAAGTGTTCGGAGTTTCCCACGATGAATATTCTTTCTCTAAGGTGCGGGGCATTAACCGAGGCTGCTGATACAATTTGCCATTCAACACTATACCCGCTACTGGAAAGGAAAGAAATAACTCTTCCGATTGCTCCTCCTTTGTTCCCTTCGTCGTCTTTGGCTGTGAGGAGTCCTCTGACATTTTCTGCAACAACCCATTTTGGTTTAAGAACGCTAATGGCTCTTTCGAACTGATACCATAATATTCCTCGTTCATCTTCTTCACTCATTCCTTTCCTGTTACCTGCGTAACTAAATGATTGACAAGGGAATCCCCCTATCAACATATCTATAGGTTCTAGTTTACTAAAATCAACATTGTTAATATCATCATTAATAACTTTTGATTTAGGCCATCTCTTTTTTAATACACTTGCACAGTAAGGGTCAACTTCTATTTGCCATACTGTTTCTGCATTAAAATCTTTTAATCCTCTTTCAATTCCTAAATCTAAACCACCGATTCCAGAAAATAGACTACCAATCTTCAATTCGCTCCTTTGCTCCTTCATAATATTCAGGTACTAATTCTATTCCTATAAAATCTCTACCGTATTTTTTACAGCTTATTCCTGTTGTTCCACTTCCCATAAATGGATCTAAAACAATATCATTCGGTTGTGTAAAATGATCAATTATAAAATCTGCTACATCTGGGTGCATAACAGCATTAAATTTACCTCTGTTTTTATGATAACCAGGAACATCTATATGATTTTTCGTAAAAATCTCATTAGACCTTATGTATTTTGAGTTTGTAATTCCAAGAATGTATTCATAAACATTAGAAATGTAATAATGTTGACTGCTTGGTATATAATTTACAGGTTTATGCCAAATAATGTTTTGTTGTATCTTGTTAGCGTAATGACCAATTAACTTATGCACATCTTTTTTGTTGTAGTAATTTGCTTGAATATTCCAAAACACATGAGTTTTACTAACTCTTAAGAGCTGGTCTATTACTTCTATAGACCATTCCAAGTAATTAACTTTATTGTCCTCAAACTTATCAAAATCGTATTTATGGTATTTATTACCTTTAGTTCTTTTTATATTGTAAGGAGGACTTGTAAAAACACAATCAACTGAATTGTCCTCAAAAGTTTTTAAGACTTCTAAGCAATCTCCATTAAACAGGTCCATCGATACCTAACTTAATGTATATTTCTTTTAATTCTTTTTCTAGTTTTTCTTTTTTGTTAATAAGTTTTATTGTTTCTTTAGGCAAATAAGATTCATTTCTATAAAACATAACTAAATATTAACATTTAATTTTGTTTCCGCCACATTCGCTCCCATTTTTCTGCATCTCCCCAACACCACTCGCTAGAACTCCAATCTACCCATCTTGTTCCTGAATATGTATCTTCAGCTAAAAGAGAAGCTGCATATATATTCCAATAAGGTGAGTATTGTACAGGTTGAAATTCAAATCCTAGATCTGTTCTAGAAGTTGTTTCAGAAGACCAAGGTAAGCCCCATCTAGTTATCACCCAAGTGTTCCATTCTGGTATTCCGTGTAATTCAACCATCCACTTCCAAGTATTTGGTATAAATTGCATTACTCCTGAATCGTTATCTTCTGCTCTGAAAGCATTAGATTTACCACGACTTTCACACCATCCAATTCTAAAGGCGGTGTAAAGATTTTCTTCGTCAAAGTGCATAATGTAGTATTGGGCGTGTTCTGCCATGTTCGCAGGCATATTGTCCATACACTGTTTTACTTCATAAATGTCTTCTATAGTGGGTTGATTGTGGATAACGGGTTGTTGAAAACTTGCTAAGACTAGCAAACATTCAGCTATCATTGTTAATCTCCTCTGTTCTCGATAGTTTTAATCTATTATTAGTTTTTCTGCGTCGGATATAGCTAATGACTTAGACTTACCTGCTGTAACACCAATGTGTTTATAAACAGGTTTTGTCCCCATTGTCTTCACTCTAAAGACATCTGCCTCGTGGCAGACTGTGTAAGGGTTCCACCTCACATGTATCATATAGTCGCCTTTATGGATGACTTCATCCTCAAAGACAGGTGCTGTATCCACAAATGGTAATTCTACCAATTACAGTCCTTTCCTATCAATAATTTAATTCTAGTGATATTCTTGCATTAAGACAAGTTTATGCTAAGATTTTTATATGTTAATAGAGGAGAACAATATGAACAAGTATGAAGATAGGAAAGAAGACGAAGAATCACCATCAGAAAGGATGTTTGGGTTGGAAAATAGAGGTCCAGATCGTGTAGTAAAAACACCTTACATTTTAGGAGATATTGAAGATTTAAACGAGTTACCTACATTATTAGGTCCTAAAACATACACAAAAGCTAAATTGACAAGAGAAGACATTGTTCAAAAAATAGAATCAGATCCTAGGAAAACAAATGTTCAGTGGGCTGAAGAATGGGGATGTTCAAGAGAAAGAGTAAGACAACTTAGGGAACAGTTTGGATTAAATAGCGTAAGAGAATTTAATTTAGAATTATTTAATTTAGCTTTAGAAGCTATAGGAAAAGGAACAGGATTTATTACACCACATAGCTTCAAAGATATACCTAACTTTAGTGTTAGTAGATTCAAATCATGGCTTGAAGATAAACCTTATCTCAAACAACAAGTAGAGCAAGTAAGACAAGAGCGTTACAATCAAATATATCATCCTACTCATAAACTATGTAAATTTTGTGACAAGACAAAATCAATAGATAATTTTTATGTTTCTAAATCAGGAAAAGATAAAAGGATGAACAAATGTAACGATTGCAACATTAAGATTGTGAAACATTATTACGACAAGCGACATGTCCCTAATCCTACAGTAACAGAAAAAACTTGTGCAAGTGTAAGAGAGCTAGGACCACTTCCTGCTTCTTTTTTCCATAGGTCACAAAAAGCATCTTCTGGTTTGCAATATAGTTCTAAAAGATATATGGAATGTTATTCCAAAAACAAAGCAAAGTATAAAAAAATTATGAAGATTGAAGATGATACTACTAGAAATAATGAATTGCGTTTGCTAGGCGATTGGCAACAAAGAGCAAAAAACGAAGCTAAGGAACTTCTCATCAAAGATTTGGAAGAATACAATATGCTAAACTTAGAATAATTGCGACCCAAAATTAAACGGAGTCCCCTGCTGCTACACCGGTAGGGGATTTCGTGTTTTTCGGGTGTTATAATTGGGTATGCCTTCAATTACAACAGCATTATTAAATGAATCTATTGATATAGAAAGACTATCAGGTTCAACATCTCTAGATGATAGAGGTAACGAAGTCACAGCTTGGTCGTCTAGTTCTTCCAGTGTTCAAGCAAGAGTTATCCACACAAAAGAAACAACAGAAGATACAGATGACCAATTGGAATCAAATCTTTTGAAACTTCGTGTTATGGTTCCTTCTACTACAGATGTAGATGTCAAAGATAGGGTTTCCTATGATTCTAAAAAATGGAATGTAAAAGGTGTAAAAACAGTTAAAGATAGATTTGGTAATATTTTTTATAAACAAATAATCATGGAGAGCGGTTACTAATGTCAAAGTCCAAAGGTAAAGTTAAACAAAGACTTATAGGGCGATCTAGAAGAAGTATGAGAATGACAAAGACTGCTAGAGCAGGACAGCGTTATCTCATTTTCGCTGAAAAAGACGACAACACTGGATTAGAATTTCCTCAATCTGTTAACGATTTAAGAAGTTATATTTATACATATTCAATTATTTCTAACGATGTTACTAACCTTGTACCTTCAAAAGCTTTAAGAAGCATTAACTCAATGAACTTAAGACTTGGTCGTGCTGTTGGTGACTATAACGCTATTAAAAATACAATTCTAGGTGTTTCTTCAGAAGCTGAAGTATCTGGTATTGGTCGTCGTTTTTTAAGAAGGGCTGGAGGTCGTGCTACAGGTGCAGCTATGAGAGTTGTCCCAACAGGAAATAGTGTTTTTAGTAGAGCAGCATTTCGTGGAATTAGATCTGTAGCAGGTGCTAACTTAACAATGGTTACAGATAACATGATGAATAGTTTAAAACCAGGAGAAGCTTCAAGTAGGCTAGTTACTGACCGTGCATTCAGAAAAATGGCAAAATATGGCCAACTTAATGTTGATTACTTATCAGACTATTTAGAAAGAAAATTAAGAGAAAATACACCTGTTGCTTCTGGTGCTTTAATGGAATCAATACAAAACAGAAAAGGAAGAGGATATGGAAAAGATTTATCAGGCGGAAGCAACGCTGCTCAAAAAATAATTAAGATTGGTAATGTCCCTAATATGCCTGACCCAAGAGTCCCGTATCCTTGGGTTGTTGAGTTTGGTATTAACAAAGGTTTTGATAAAGGTACACAGACGCTAAACACACGACTTGGTGGAATACCAAAAAGATTCAAATTTTTAGCAAATGTTACAGGACCAAGACCTGAAGGAGATACTTTTTTTGGTGGTTTTTATAACAACGACAATAGAGGTCCTTATGATAGGTCTGCTAAAAATCAAGGACAAGGTGCCATGGTTAGAAGAGCACTCAATAAAGTCCTAGACGATTTTGGTAGAGGCAGTCGTGGAGCAGCTATGGTTACACAAAGAAGATGGCCTACATTTGATGAAGTGTGGGAAAAAGGAAAAAAACTATAATGGCTATTAATTTACCAGATTCAGAAATTTTATTTAGAACTTGGGCTACGAGTCAAAGCGTTATTACAGACATTGTTAGCACGAGAATTGCTACAAGACTTCCTTCTAATGCTACTTTACCTTTCGCAGTAGTAGATTTAGTTGATTCAGGACCTGAAAATTTGGATAGTGCAGGTATTTGGGTGGCATTTTTTAATATAAATTGTTTTGCTGGTAAATACGGATCTGACGGAAATAAAGCAACTCCTGATTTCGCCAATGCTTTTGCACTTGCTAATGCTTTTGTAAGATGTGCTTTTGACCAAACACCTAAAAAATACACAATTACAGGTACAGACGGAATAATATACGGATTTAATCCTGTTAGTGGTCCATCTAGAATGGAAGATACAGACAGGAATTTAGCACGCTATACTGTAAATGTAGGAATGTATTATGGAGAAGCAACATGAAAAATGTTAAAGTAAATCCTTTTATCAGGGTTTTTGATGCCATTAGGGATGAAAAACTCGATATCATTTTTGACAACAAACAATGGATAGAAGTAAAAGAGTCTGATTGGACGAGATTAAAAGAATCTCAAACCAAACAAGGCGATGTTTTAGTTCCGACATTTGTTGCTGAAGGTGAGGGTATGGGAGATATAAACAACCTCGTTAGCGAGAAAATCGTAGACGAAGTTGCAGATGAAGAGTGGCATGAAACCGAGGAAGAAGACATAGTAGAAGAAGAAGAGTGACGAGCTCTTCCAAGTAGAAAAAGTAGGTAAAAGTAATGGCACAAAGTATTACAGAAGTAATCTTGGGAACAGGAAACCTTTTTGTAGCGTCTGAAAGTGATTTGAATGGTGGAAGTCCTAACACGACTTTCCCAACTAATCCGGCAGCTACACCAGCGTCATCCTATTGGGATAACATTGGATATTCAGAAGGTGGATTTTCCTTAGAGTATGATAAGACTTTTGATGACATCATGGTCGCAGAAGAAGTAGATCCAATTAAGACTATTAAAACTGCACAAGAAGTCAGAATTACAGGCGAGCTAGCTCAAGCATCATTAAGAAACTTGAAGTTTGCTATGGCTGGTGGTACAACAACAGCAAGCACTCCAGGCTCTGGATACACAACTTTAACTCCTCCAACAACTGATTCTTTCGAAGAAAAATCATTGTTATTAAGAGTTAATGCTCCAGGTACAGATGATGGTGGAACTGCAAAATTGAGAGACATTCAAGTCCCTCGTGCAGTCAATGTTGGAGCTTTCTCAATGGTTCACGCAAAAGCACCACAAAAGGTAACAATCACAGTTGAGTACAAAGTACTTAAACCAAATAGTGATGCACCTTTTGCTAATATATTTAAAGTTATTGACACAGATTAATAACTAAGAAAAGTAAAAGATAGGAGAGTAATGTCAGAGTTTAAGGACTTCGATAAAGCTTATGAAGAGCTTACACAACATACGCTAGATTTTAAGGTAGCTGGAAAGAAATACAGTATTCCTGGACAGCTACCAGCTAGTGTAGTTTTAGGTCAACTATCTGTTCTAAACGAGAGCGGATTAGTAGATCCAAAACAAATAAGTAAATTCTTAGAGCAATTGTTAGGTGCGGAAGTACTAGAAGATATGATGGCGAATAAAGTATCTTGGAAACAGTTGGAAGAATTATTAAATTGGTTGCTAATACAGTACGAGGTTATTCCAGACCCCGATGCTGAAGTAACTGAAGATGAGGGAGACGAAGACTCCCCAAAATAAGTATCTCTACTGATGATATTTTAGAAAGATATTCAACAGTGGAGGCTGACTTCCATCGTTTCTATAATCTTGACCCCATGAAAATATCTTGGAGAAAATTCAAAGTACTTTTGTTTTCTTTAGTTTCTCAGGAATCTGCTTTTTACGCACCGTTCCATGCGGAGATATACGAGGAAATGAAAGAAAGAAATTCAAAAGAATCCGACTTTACGAGAAATAAAGAAAAAACACGAGTTTCTCTTGATGTAGCTATGCAAGAAATAGGAGTAGACAAGTAAATGGCTGATTTTAATATAACTATGAGCCTTCGTGCCATGGTCGATGGCGCAGCTAAACAACTTGATGGATTTATGGCCAAAGCTGGTCAGCAAATAACAAAAGTTGCTTCTGCTGCTGCTAATGCTGTAAGCGCAGCTACAGTTGGTTTATTTGCAGGTCTTGCTTTTGCAATGGGAGCTGGTGCAGCTTCAGCAGTAAAATTTCAAAATGAATTTGCAAATGTTAAGAAAACTATGTCCGATGTTCAGGACCCTTTAGTTTTCAAAGAAATACAAGAAGATTTAGTTAAATTAGCAACCCAAATACCTATAACAGCAGGTGAACTAGCAAAAATAGCATCTGTTGGTGGTCAGTTAGGTATAGGTGCTGAAGATATATCAGAATTTACAGAGATTGTAGCTAAATTAGGTGGAGCTACAAATATGAGTTCCGAACAAGCAGCTACTTCTATGGCTAGGTTCTTAAATGTTACAAATGAGGGTATCGACACAATTGGTAAGTATTCCTCTGTTCTTGTTGAACTAGGTAACAATGTTGCTGCTCAAGAAGGGGAGATAATACTTCTAGCACAGAATTTCGGTGCTTCAGGTGATCTTGCAGGATTAGCAACAGAAGAAATATTAGCTTTCTCAGCAGCTATGAAAGAAACAGGTCAGCAATCTCAGGCTGGTGCAACAGCTCTTTCTAAATTATTCCTTAACATAACAGATGCAGCGAAACTAGGTGGCGATGAAATGGCTACCTTCGCACAAGTTGCAGGTAGAGATGTTGATGAATTTAGAAGATTAATAGAAACAGATGTTGGACAAGCTGTACAGATATTATTATCTGGTTTGAACAAGATGGGCGAAGAGGGTAGGTCTACTACCGCAGTATTAGACGAAATGGGCTTAGGTACTGTTCGTGTAAGAAAAGCAATCTTATCTTTAGCTAACAACGAAGAAGGTTTAGCCGAAGCTATGAGGAGAGCTAAAGATGAAGTAATTGACCAAAATGCTTTGAATGAAGAGGCAGCAGAAAAATTCGGTACAGTTGCTATGCAAATGCAACAATTCAAATCGACTATGGGTGCAGCTTCAATCACTTTAGGTCAAATATTTCTACCTGTTCTGGAAAAATTAGCAGGTATATTAGTTGCTGTAGCCGATGCTTTCTTTGGACTCGCAGAATTTTTTAGAGATTTTCCTGCTGCGTGGTGGACAACTTTATCAGTGTCTTTTGTTGCTATGGCAATGGGTGTAGCACATTTAGGAAAAAGTATAAGCACTGTTCTTGGACCACTTGCAAAATTTTTAAAGATAGGTGGTGGAGTTGGTTTAGTTATTACAGGTATAGTCATAGCTCTTGGAGCAGCAGCTAAAGCTTATGGGAAATACAAAAAAGAATTAGAAGGTGTTTCTGATATGCAAGAGAATGTTGTTGAAACTTTAGACAAGATGAAAGTCAGTATTGGAGAAGGTTTTGCAGCAGAACCAATATCAAAAGAGACTTGGGAAGACTTCCTTGCTAATTTACCTGAAGCAACAAGAGAAGCGATTGTTAAAGGAATAGAAGACGGTTCTGTTGGTGAGGATATGTTTAATAACTTAGTAACTCATGCAGAAGCACTAGGACCTGAATTCGGTGTAGCAATAATGGATGCTCTAGATATTGGAGAAGGTTTCTGGAACTCTGATGATTTTGTAGCAGACCAAGGGACTATACAGCAACTTATTACAAATCTAAAAGGAGCGGGATTAGAAGAACCTATGGCTGAGACCATCGCATTATTAGAAGAGTACAAAGCAATTCTTCCTAGCCTACTTGATAAAGATGTTGAAAGAAAAAAAGTAATTGAAGAAATATTAAAAGTTCAAATGGGTATTGTTGATGGAGCTTTAGCAAAGAATGCTCAATTAAATTCAGATATAGCTGAAGCATTGCACGAACATTATGGTACAGCTCTTATAACAGACAGAAGACTTGCAAGTATGATGAAAACTGAAGCAGGCAGATTGAAACTCGCTAAAGATTTAGCAAAAGAAGGAAATAAATTTCATAAGTTAATCTTTGGTACACAAGAAGTAACTGAAGATATCGTAGAGGATACAGAAGATATAGAATCTAATCTTGATTCTTTATTAAGAATTACTAGAGACTTCAGAACAAAAATTGATAATTTATTTAATCCAATAAAAGAACAATTTGAAATGCAAAAAAATGAAAGAGACTTACAAAAAGCTCATCAAGAACATGCAGATTTACACCAAGAACAACTTGATCTAACAAACGAAGATGTTGAATTACAGCAACAGTTAGTTGACCTAGGTTCACAAGAAGTAACTAATGCAGAAGAAAAACTTGAGATGCAAGAGTTGGAAAATGAAGCATTAGAAATTGAAGAACGAATTAGAACAGGGATGGCGTTAACTGCTAACGAACAACTTCGAAAAGAAAAACTTAAGAAGGATTTGGTTAGAGTTAATGCAGCTGCTGCTCATGGTTCTTTAGAGTTTGCTGAACTAGAAGCAAAAGCTATTCAAGAACAAATTGATGAAATAGATAGTAAAGCAGTTACTCAAGCAGATGCTGATGAACTTAGAGCTCAAGCTCTTGATATTGCAGAAAACGCACAGCTAAGAAGACAGGAAGAAATTGCTGAAATAGAGGAAAGAAGAATAGACATTGGTGAAAGACTCAAAGAAATTCCTGATGAAATATTAGATGCACATGAAGACATTCATGAATTACAAAGAGATTTAGTTAATAACACACTCGACATGATTGAAGCACAAGCTAAATTCAACACAGTAAAAGAACAAGAACTAAAAATGACTGCTGAACTTCTTGGACTAGATAATCAAAGAATAGATGGTTTGATGACTTTGATGAATCATGCAAGAGTTGAATCAGGACCTATGGGACAGGGTTGGGTAGACAAAGCAATAGCTAATCTTCCTTTCTTACAAGCACTGCTTGGATATACACCAACAAACTCTGCAACAGGAGGACAAGCAAGTGATTTATATACTGATTGGAAATCTTCTGGGGGTTATGCAAATATGAAACCTACTTACAGACACATGGGAGGTAACTTCAAACCAGGTCAAAACTATGTTGTAGGTGAATACGGACCTGAAATGATGAAAGCATTTCCTGGTGGTGGTGGAATGATTACCCCTATGGGAGATGCAAGAGGTGACACAACTAATTATGTTACACTTAATGTAACAGGCCTTCCTTCAGATCCTATAGCAGCTAGAAGAACAGCTCAAACAATTCAAAAAGAATTAAACAAATTAAAAACTGATGGAAGAAGTGGAGTAGTAAGATGACAGGTTTTAACAAACAACCAACAACAATGAGAGAATTAAAAAGAGCAGTATGGGCTCGTATGAGAGCAGGAGATAGTTTTGAGTATATGGTTGCTCCGTACCCAAGAGAAGTACAAGTTGAAGTGGCAGAATGGATTAAGAAAAAAGTAGATGGCTAATACAATGACAATCGGGAGAGTGACTTTCACTTCTCCAAAAGACATAAAAGAAAGTTCTGTTCAATCTGGTAATTTAAACAACCTCGAAAGAAGTTTTAGTTTTAGTGGTTCTATTTGTGAAGATACTATTGCTGCTACAAAAAAATTAAGAGATGAATTAATCTCTTTAGGAAACTCAGACTTAATTTTGCCAATTACTTACGAGGGAGATACAACTTTATCAGGTTATGGAAAAATAACTTCTATGGATGTATCTCCCATTAAGTTAGCTACAGGATATTTTTCATACAGCATAGGTTTTGATATGAAGGGTAGACCTTCAGAAATGATTTTTGAATCTAATATGAGTGGTGCTCTACTTACTAACTCACATTCAGTGGCTACAGGTGATACTACTTATGCTCCTTGGCACGCATTACCTGTCAATGCTTATAACTATAAAAATGATTCTTTACCTACACCTGTAGTTAGGTCTACTGAAAATGGTAATGTTGCTTTCTTCTATGACGCTGATTTAAGAACATACGCTTCAAATTGGATTGTTGACCCTGATGATTTTTATAAAGGCGCAGCAAAAATAACTATCGATTCTACTGTAAAAGCAGGTTATTTAACATCCAACACTCCAACAGGAGTAGAAATATCTAACGGAATTATAAAAATTACTTCAGGAAGTACTACAGACGAATCAAGATTTGATTTATCTTTTTATGACAACGGTAGTTGGACAAGCGATAGAGAAATAGAAATATCTAGTGGCTCTTCACAAACACAGTGGAATGTTTGGAAAACAGTTCAAATATTAAGAAATGAGCCTCAAGAATGCGTCGTAAGATTTGTTACTTATTCAGATGATACTCATGGTGATGGCAGATTAACTGTTGATGTAAGTGTTAAAAGAGGTGCTCATCACGCTTCTTTAGTTATATCAGAAGCAGGAACTGCTACACGAAGTGCTGATACTAGAAAAAATTTAAGAATGGTTACATCAAATGCTATGTCAGCAGGAACAGGTTACATTGTAGAGTCAAGTGCAGATGCTTCTGGACAGAAGTTCATGATAGGTAGCCCTCAAGGTTTTACAGCTGTTGCTTCAAGTAGGCTCATACATCTAGCTAGCAGCCAAGTTAAGACCTTTGTAGGCTATGTTTACAACGCTTCTAGCCCTGCTGCCCACAATGCAGGAGATGCTATTAGAAACCAATACTTGGAAGGACTATACGAAAATATTAGATTAGTGAGGGCATAATGGCAGTTACAGAAAGATTGATGGGTGCAGGTAACTTTGATGTATCTTTTTCACAATCTGAAACCCCAACTGAAATAGTAGAAACCATAAAAGAGTGGGGACATATAGTTCTAACTCCTAACCAAGTAGATATAAACACTTTATCAGATGCACAAATCCTTTCTTCTGCAAGATATACAGGAATTGTATTAAATAGATCGTTAGAAGAAAATGTTGTTTCTATTACGGGACAAGGCCTGCAACTTTATCTTGGCGATGGTCAATCAAAAGGTATGGTTATTGCCGAAAGTAAAAATATTGGAAAAGTTAGAAACTATGTTGGAACAACATTAGCTGAAACATTATTTAACTCTACAGCTCAAACAAATAAGCCTTTAGGAATAATGAGAACAGAAGCAGGTAATTCTCAAGCTATTACTCAAGGAACAATAACTAACCCAGCAGGAACTTATACAGGCTCACACTTTGTTCAAACTGCATTAAGTGCATTAAAAGAAATATCGGAACAATTAAATACAGAATATAAACTTAATCCAAATGGAACTATTGATGCAGGTCCTCCAGCTAATTTATTTCAAGGTGTCAATTCTGACCCTACAACAATTGTCGTTAAAACAGGTTATGGAGATGACCCTGAGTTTGAGGGTGTTGTACCTCAAGGTTTAAGAACAGAATTTGATGGTACTGATTGGGTTAGTAGAGTAGATTTTATAGGAGAAGTAGGCTATTTTGATACAGCTACTGATGTAGCAGGAGAAGCTAACCTATCTTCTAACCCACACAAAGATTTACACGGCAATGCTTTAACAAGAGTTGCTCTAGTCCAAGAACCAGACATTCCAATAGCTCAGTTAAATAACAGAGCTACTTTGATGCTTAATGAATTATCGAGAATTAAAAAAGTTCTTAACTTAGACCTTCAACAATATGAAGTTGAAGGAGATATGAAAGCAGGAGATTATATATTTGCTTTCGACCCTGATATAGGTTTTAAAGATACCGCAACTGATGCTGCTGCTGAATCAAGAAGTATGTATGAAGCAGTATTCAGAGGTCAGACAATAACACCTGCTAAAGTTCGTGTTCAAGGTTTAACTTGGCCTATCAAATCAGGAATGGGTGTTTACTTTAGAGATAAAGATGGAAACTATACAGATTTAACACAATATGTAACTTTTGAATCAGGATCTGCTCAGGTTGAGTTGGGAGATTTATTAAGGTTTATTGGTGATGACTTAAGGTTCAGTGAGTTTTCTCTAAATCAAGTTACTGCTGGTGTCTTTTCTATACCTGACTTACCAGCCACACCTACTTTACAATCAGGTAGTTATCAGGATTCAGTAGGAGCAGATAAAGGATTTATCAGAGTAGTTTTAGCAAAACCTACAAATGAAGATGGTTCACAAATTACAGATGGTAGTCACTATAGAGTAAGATATAAAAAAATTGGAGATGCACAATACTCTTATCAAGATTTTCCTTATACAGGTGCAAATTCAGAAAGTTTATTGATACAAGATTTAACAATTGGTTATACATATCAAGTAGGTGTTACTACTTACGATAAATCTGGTTTTCATAAAATGTCTGCTTATGATGGCACAGGGGAAGATTTATATACTGATAGTTCTAGTGTCAATGCAAGTTTCGCTACTAATGCAAGAGTAGAAATTACAAAAGATGGTGTTGCACCTTCCAAGCCTCATACTGCAACTATTGCAGCTGGTGCTTTGAATGTTCAAATATCTCATTACTTGCGTAAAGCAGGAACTGATGGAGATGGTAACCCTTATGGAAACTTTACTTTAGAAGGAGATATAGATTATCTAGCTATACACGCTGTAACTGTATCAGGTAATTCACAAAACTTTACTGTGGCTACTTCTAACAAGATTGGTGAAGTAAGAGTTACAGCAGGAAACTTATTACAACAAATACCTGTTGTAGCAACTATAGAATTAGCAGATTCAGAAAATTATTATTTTAGAATTGTTGCAGTAGATAAATCAGGTAATGCTTCTACTCCTTCAGATGGACAAACATCTGCTGCTACTTTAATAGCAGAATCACATATCACTGACGCAACAATTACTACAGCTAAGATTGGTGATGCTCAAATCACTAATGCAAAGATAGCTGATGCAACAATTACTAATGCAAAAATAGCTAACTTATCAGCAGATAAAATAAATGCTGGAACAATTAGTGCAGATAGAATAGGTGCAAATAGTATTACTGCTTCACATATTGCTTCTGGTACTATAACTTCAACTCAATTAAATTTCACCCCAGTAGATTCTTCTAATATTGTTGCAAGTATTAATGCTTCTTCTGAGGGAATAACAATAGACGCAGATACTTTAAATTTGACAGGAACACTAAGTGTTGGAGATGCTTTAGATATTGGTGGATCTGATACTTCGAGTTTTCATGTAAATACAGATGGAGATATGTGGCTTGGTGCTGCAACTTATGGTTCCGCACCATTCAAAGTTTCTAAAGCAGGCGCTTTAACCGCAACATCCGTTTCAGCTTCGGATGTATTTGTTAGTGGTGTAGCTATCACACCATCTCAAGTTGATGCAGCTATGAATATGGATGATGAATCTACATTAACATCTAACTTTACAGCATCAGGTAGCGGTACATTTAGAACTGCTAGCTCAGGTGCAAGAGTACAAATAAGTTCTGCTTCATCAACACCAATAATTGAGTTTTTTGATTCAGCAGGTTCAGTTACAGGTCAAATAGGTTATAACTCAACTGCTGACAAAATATATATGTCTGGTAGTTCTACACCTTTAAATTTTGTAACAAGCTCTTCTGAAACACCTGCCGTAGGAAATACTATAAGTAGGATTACTTTTTCTGCAAATGTTTTAGATTTTGAAAATGCAGTTGGTAACAGTAGGCCTTACATAAGAATTGGAGATACAACACAAACAAATAAATATTTGATAGTTGATACTGATGGAAAATTAGATTATTCAAGTGCATCTGTTACAGGTGGTGTAACTTCTATAACTGCTGCAGGAGAATTATCTCTCACAGGTGCAGGAACAGGAGATGTAACTATTACACATGCTGATTCTGACCACAGTGATTTATTTTATACAAAATCAGTTGCTGATTTATTATTAGCGGCTAAAGCTGACTCTTCTCATGGTACTCATGTAAGTTCATCTTCAGCAGTGACAGCTCTCAACAGTGAACAAGGAGATGTAACTGTTACAGTAGACAGTACAGGAGGGAGTTTCGTTACTACCGTTACAACAACTACAGATACAATAACATTTAATAAAAATGTAAATGGTTATTTAGGAGAAGCAACCCCGTATGGTTCTACTAAAAAAATTGGTATTTCAGCAAGCAACAGGTATACGAGTATGTACGCATCAGGGTTTTATGGAACATTCTATGGTCAAAACATTAATGCTTCATCAAAACACATAAAAGAAAATATTGTAGATACAGCTTTAGGTTTAGACTTTCTAAATGATTTAGAAGTTAAAGATTTCACAATGATTGATACAGATACTTTTGGAAGTCAAAAATATACAGGTTTTATAGCAGAAGATATACAAAAATATTTAGATGATAACGATTTAGATTACAAATTAACAGAAGATTATAGTGGTGATTACGAATACAAAGACAGTTGTTCGCATCCTATAGTTCCAGGACCAGATGCTGAAGACCAAACTAGGACTTATATGCACGACACTGTAGAAGAGTGTGAAGCATATATGCCAGATGAGAATAGACATCCACACTTATATTTCAATAACTTTATAGGTCCATTAGTAAAAGCAGTACAAGAGCTCTCAGCAAAAGTGGACTCTTTGACTGCTAGAATAGAAGTATTGGAAGGTGAATAATGCCCGAATTAACTAATTCAGAACAAGAAGAATTATTATTAAGACAAATTAAAGAAGCTAGAGGTAATTTATTCTATCACGAGATGGATGAGATTACAGAAGCTGATTATGACGCTGAAATGCGAACAAAATGGGAGAATAGAAAAACAGAACTTGAAGCTAGAGTGAATCGACTTGAAGCCAAATACGATTCAATGTTTGGTGAATAATGGCTGATGTAATTAACGAAGGTGATTCCAAGATAGAAGTAATCGACTCTGGTGTTCCAGGCGATGCGGAGATTACGGCGGTCTTAAATAATGTTGAAAGAGCAGAAATTACTTCTACTCTTATCAGTTTATACAACACAACAGATCAGATGGAAACAGGCAATGCCACTGATGACCAAAATGGTGCTGCTTCTACTTTCAATGGTTTTCAAGTCAATGATGCTACTTTAAGGCTTAAATCAGGCGATGGATCTAGCGTTCCTTATTCCAATCTATATTTTGACGGTAAATCAATAATATCCGATAAGACTTTATCTATAGGTACAACAGGCCAAAAAGAGTTACATTTTGGTACAAATGGTACTAAATGGGTAAAAATTACAGAAGGTGGTTTCTTAGATTTTGCAAAAATGACAATTGGTGGTTCTCAAGGTACTGCTGGTCAATATTTAAGAAATGCAGGAAATGGAACTATTGAATGGTCAACAATTGATAGTAATAACGCTTTTGGCACTGTAACCGTTGGTGCAACTAACTTAAATGCAGGAAGTGTAGGAGATACATTTACAATAGCTGCAGGAAGTAACATAACTTTAACTCCTAATAGTGGAAATAACACATTAACAATAGCTTCTACACAAACAAATTCTTTTGATAAGATAGCAGTCTCAGGACAGAGTAATGTCGTAGGAGATTCTGCAACAGATACATTAACTTTTGTTGCGGGCTCTGGTATGACAATAACAACTGATGCTTCTACAGATACAGTTACTTTTACCTCTAGTGCTACAGCAGGAAGTACGGAAGATGTATTCAAAAATATTGCAGTTGCAGGACAATCTACGCTTACAGCAGATTCAGCTACAGATACTTTAACTGCTGAAGCAGGAGAGGGTATAGAAATAACAACTGATGATGGAACAGGTAAATTATCTTTTAAAAACGAAGCTTTAAAAAGATTATCTAAGTATGGATATCTAACTTATACCAAAGCAGATGGTACAAGTGAGAAAGTTCCACTAAAAAACTTTTTTATTAACCAAACAGTTTCGCAGGCTGTAAATGGTGGTGGCTCAAGTGCAGGTATGTCCACGAGAGCTTTTCGCCTGCTACAATCAGATGGTAGCACTTTTTCATTTATGATAATGCCCGCTACTACAAGTGGGGATAGCCTCACTTTTACATACACCAAAGCAGATGGAAGCACAGTGACCAAAGACATAACAATGGCAGCATAATATGGCAGTAAAAACACCCATAAGAGGAGAATTTAGCGGTAGTGACCTGACAGGTTTCGCCGAGTTTCAAGCATCAGATTATATAGGAATAGCAGATGGTGGTACAGGTGCTATAACTGCTTCTGGTGCGAGAACAGCATTAGGAATAGCTATAGGTAGCGATGTCCAAGCTTATGATGCACAATTAACAGATGTAGCAGGATTAGCAGTTACTGACGGTGGATTTATAGTCGGTGATGGATCTAACTTTGTTTTAGAAACAGGCAATACAGCAAGAGCTTCTTTAGGTTTAGGAACTTCTGATTCACCTACATTTAATGGTTTAACTCTTAGTGGAAACTTAATAGTCAATGGTACAACCACAACAATAAATAGCACAACAACAACTCTTGATGACCCAATAATGACATTGGGTGGAGATACAGCTCCAAGCTCAGATGACAACAAAGACAGAGGTATTGAATTCAGATGGCACAATGGTTCTGCTGCAAAACTTGGTTTCTTTGGATTCGATGATAGTTCAGGTAAGTTTACATTTATTCCTGATGCAACAAACACTTCAGAAGTATTTAGTGGAACAGCAGGAACATTAGTTGCAAACTTAGAAGGTAATGTTACTGGTACAGTTTCAAGCTTATCTGGTTTAGATACAGATGATTTAAGTGAAGGTTCTAGCAATCTATATTTTACTAACGAAAGAGTAGACGACAGAGTAGGTGCTTTACTTATTGATTCAGCAACATCTGGCATTGATATAAATTATGATGACAATAATAACCAGTTAACTTTATCTGTAGATTTATCTGAAATTACAGAAGCATTTACTGACAAAGTCGGTGGTATGGTTACTGGTGGTACAGAATCATTTATAGATGTTTCATACGATGATACAAACGACAGACTTGACTTTTCAGTAGCAACTAAAGACGAAGATGATATGGCTTCAGATTCTGCTACTCACCTTCCAACACAGCAATCTGTAAAAGCTTATGTAGATGCACAAATAGCTACAGAAGATACATTAGCTGAATTAAATGATACAAACATTACCTCTCCAGCAGACGCTTCATTACTTTTTTATGATACTGGTACTTCAATGTGGATTGACAATGTTGTATCAGGTGATATAACTATTGCAGATACAGGTGTTGCAACAATAGCGGCAGGTGCAGTAGATTTTGCAATGATTTCAGACACTATTGATGAAGATAATATGGCATCAGATAGTGCAACTAAAGTACCAACACAACAGTCTGTCAAAGCTTATGTTGATTCACAAGTTACTGCACAAGATTTAGATTTTCAAGCTGATAGTGGAGGTGCACTGTCAATTGATTTAGATAGTGAGACAATTACATTCACAGGTGGTACAGGTATTGATACTACTGGTAGTTCTAACGATGTTTCATTTGCAATAGACAGCACTGTAGCAACTCTTACAGGTTCTCAAACTTTAACAAATAAAACAATAAGTGGTGCAGATAATACTTTATCTAACATTGGTAACTCATCACTTTCTAACTCTACTGTATCATTTGGTGGTATCTCTTTAGCTTTAGGTGGATCTGATGCGACACCAGCGTTTGATTTAACTGATGCTACAAATTACCCAACATCATCATTAACAGGAACAATTACAAATGCACAACTTGCTGGCTCAATAGCTAACAGTAAATTAGCAAATAGTTCTATAACTGTAACAGATGGTTCTAACTCAACAGCAACTGCTCTTGGTGGAACTATTACATTCTCAGGAACTTCTAATGAAGTAGAGGTTGCTGAGAGTAGTGGAACAATAACAATAGGTTTACCTAACGATGTAACAATTGCAGGAGACTTAACAGTTAGTGGTACTACAACTACTGTAGATTCAACAACAGTAACTATTAATGACCCACTTGTAAGATATGCAGATAATAACTCTGGTAACTCTGTTGACTTCGGTTGGTATGGTAAGTATGTTCAATCTTCTACTACAAAATATGCAGGTTTAGTTTGGGATGCTAGTACTTCAGATAAATTTAGATTATTTTCTGGTAATCAATCAGAACCTACTACAACAGTAAATCTTTCTGGAACAGGCCATACAACAGGTACTTTAATAGCAAATATTGAAGGA